TCATCATAACTGGCTGTCTGAGATGGAATGATCGCAATGGACGTATAAGTCCCCGCCGTTGAGTGCCTGGCCCACGCTGTAACCTCTTGATCCACTTCCCGCGTCATGGTCGCAAGCGTCCCGCTTGTAAGAACACAGTAAAGAATCGTCTCAGGATTTTGCTGAACGTCCATATCAACTACGCCGTCACCTAAGATATGAGGCGAAAGGATTGTCCTGTCTGCGGCTTTGTAGGTGTCTAGTTCCCAGTTGTAGAACATCTCGCGCAGTTTCTTGCCGAACCGTTGAATGTAGTACAAAAAGTTGCCTATCTTTTTTGGCTGGATATTATCCGCGCCGAAGCCTATCTCCTCAGACGCGGTGGCGTTGTCCGGCGTGATGATATCAGCCGTTCCAGACTTGGTAACAAACGCTCCTCCAAACGTCCCAGCGATCAGGGCTTTTCCAGAGGCAAGCCATTGGATCTCATTCGATTCCGTGGAGGCGAGTGGAAGATTAAGAGCATCATCGTCAGATTCAGTATCCAAAGCAAAATCTTCATACACAAATACCTTTGACCCCCATTCTTTTTGAGGTTCAAAATTAGTCCTTGCAAACCACAATCTTCTTTCTTGAAGTGCAACACTTGCCGGATAACCTCTGACGGCACTCCATGCGCCCTCAGCCCAAATCGTCGTCGCAGTCGCTACCTTTAGATTCTTTATGACAGTAGCCGTTGCTGTATAAGAGTTTATAACATGCGTGATTCTGACATAGCCGATCTCTTGAAGACCTGTCGTTACATTTGTTTGAGCCAAACCACCAATCATCCAGTAAGAGTTGTGATGACCTAGGGTAGACCCTGAGACTGTGAATAGGCTTGAATTTGTCGGGCTGACGGTCAGGTTAACTGTCCCGACCGTTGCAGAAGCGGTGATCGTGATCGTACTCGCGCTGACCCCGGTTGAAGTCGGTGTCGGCGTGTTATCGTCCAAGAACGGGCCTCCGATGATCGGGGCGTTCCCTATAGTCCATTGGTTTGCTGATGTTCTTATAAGCTTTTGCGGTGGGTGATTTTTATGGGTCAACCAAATGACATCGTTGAGCTGAGTGAACTTCACATCCGAAATTTCAGACTCCAAGAAAACCGTAGAAATCTGATATGTCATATCGGTGTAGAGAGCGGCGACTTGAGCCGCTGTCAATTCTTTACTCAATATGGCGAAGTTGTCCATTTTATCATTCCAAAAAAGCCCTGGAATGTTTCCCTGCGCCCCAATGGTAACTTCGCTTGGACTGTTGGTCATGTACGCGTAAACACCTTGCGTCATTCGGGTGACATCGGACACCAAGACGCCATCGACATAAAGGTTTTTTCCATCGCAGGCATTCACCCCTCCACGGCCATCATAAGTAGCGACAAAAAAATGCCAACCAGCGGTTATAGACTCATTTGTTTTTATAAGAGATGCCGTTGATGTGGTGTTCGTAAATGTGGCAAACTGCAACTTGTCTGCCGCTGTAATAATAAAATTCCATTCATTGGATCCATTTGCCTTGCTCATCAGGATTTGGGTTGCCCCGTTATTCCAGTAATAAGCCCACCCGACGATGCTGAAAGGATTATTCCCTGATGTCTCTGAAAATGAAAAATCGTTGCTATCGGCTATGCTGACATATTCTTGTCCGTTAAAATTAAACCCGGTGGACACGATCGCCGTTGTGCTAAGGGAGGATGTGACCGTTGAAGCAGTCCCGTTGTGTGTTCCAACAGCATCAAGAACAAGAGTCGTTCCTGTTCCGGCGACATTGTCGTTCATTTTGTAATGTGCCACGAGGTTTGCGGTGTGTGCTGATAGGTCTTCGGTTCCACCGCCCGTGACCACTTGGCCGCGATTGGTATAAAACCTCATGTACAGATCGCCCATTTCGATCGCGTAGGCATCGCTGCGGTTGAAGACGAATTTAATAAGGCGTGTATTTAATGTGGAATCACTGGCAGTTGCGACGTACCGAGTACCGGGCATGGAGATCGCCGGGCCGTAAGATCGAGGTAGGAAGTTCTCAACAAGTTCACAGGCGTTGGCGTATTGAACGATATCGGTACGCCCGAAAAGAGATGGGGCTATTTCTCCAGCGGTAAAAGAGGTTTGAATTTGGTCTGTCTTCACGTGCCGACTCCCATAAGAGCTAGTTTAGATATTTTTGTAGACCCACCTGCCTCAACAAACGGCGAAAACGAAGCTATACAATAAGCCTTCGTTGTTGAATTTGGTGAAAAAGTCCACCCGAGATTATAAGTTCCAGCCGTAGTTGCTACTTCACTTGATGATCCATGTCTGTAATTAGGGGTTGGGTCTGGGATAAGGATGTTCGCTCGTTGGGTTTGCCCAGCATCTTGGACTGTCAAAGACGAACCACCACTTGATGAGTTGAGAGAATCAATAATGATACAGTCAGCCGCGACGGTCACGATATCTAAAGCGATGCTCGCCCCGGCCGTTCCATTTCCAGTAGATGCTATCGCGTCCGGTTGGGCTGATTGCTTCGCGCCGGTCCATGAGGTCGCGTTCGCCGCTACGCTCGTTCCTACACCATCAAACGTGACAACAATGTCAAACGTCCCTGATTCAGGGGCAATCAAATAATAAATCGTTGACATCTGTGCGGTTTGGAATTTCTCAACAGCTTGAGATAATGCGGTTCCGTTCCATGTAACAGAGGCGACATTCACATCGGAAGAAGTAGAGTCCTCACCTGTTATGCAAACGATAAGGATTCGGTTAGCCCCGGCTCCGACGACGTGTTGCCAAGTCAGGGTTTGAACCGATGTTCCGTCTATCGCGTTAGTATTTGATGCGGCATCAAACGCTATTGCCATTTATCCAATAATTCCCTTTATCTGTTCGAGCTTAGATTTCAAGCCATCGACTTCGGCTTGTAAGGACGTAATAACCGACGCTTGAGCGTTGGCAGAATTTATCGCAGTTTCAAGGTCGGCTCTTAATGCGTCATACTTTACTAAGAGTTCGTTATACATGGTTTCATAGCCTCCTATCGGTTCGGTTGGTAGGCTTACGCCTACGGTGATTGATTCGATTAAAGTGCTGTTTGCGTCTTTAGAGAACGATGGCCATTTGTCGGCTACGCCCGTTATCGTGAGCTTCTTCTTTAAAGTAGCGTAAGCGGAGAGTCCGAGTTTCACATGATGACTTGCGGCGTTTAAGAGTATGGCTTTCTCTAGGGTATGTTCACCTGACACGCAAAGAACTGAATTGCCCTTCGCACCATCAGAGACATATTTTTTAATGATGGTAGTCCCCCACAGTTTAGACCCGTGAAGATTTCCTGCGCCTGCGTAGTAGTCCTCAATGATTGTTCCAAGACCCTGCTGGTCAAGCCCTGAGTCAGAGTTGTCTGAGCAAATAACTTTCCCGAACCAGTTACCTACACAGTCAGGGTTATCAATGACTATCCCGTCACCGTTTGATGGACTGCTCAGATCTTTGGCGTTTGTTGATACGACTTCCTCAAACCGATTGTTTGAACATTGAAAGTTAAGTTTAATCCCAACCCATGAGTCGTCAATCAGGACTTTCTTAAAAGTATTCCCGTTACAGTTCCTCATATTAAGAGAGTGGACATTCCGAAGGTCAAGAAAAGGAAAGATGCAGTTGTGAACGTTTTCTAAGTAGACCCCAAAACAATTTCTAATCGTGTACTCATCAAACGTGACTCCGATTACTCCGACCTTATAAAGCCCTGTTTGTCGGGTAGATGAATTAATGTCGCTATGAGCCATGCCTTTATCTATGGTTATCATTTAAACCTCATCAAAATAGCTTATCGAATAATGAACTAAAACCGCTGTACTCAAACTTAAACTGACTGCTGTGCCGGATCGGCTGGCAAATAAGAAATTAGGCGGTGAAACCGAAAGATTTGCGCCTGCACTTGCTCCGGCGGGAGCCATAAGCGTATCGCGCCACAACTCCAAACCATTCGCAACACCCCCGGAATTGAATACACAAATCACCTCTGTTGGGCTAGTCGTCGTGAGGGAAAAAGCGTAAACCTTAATCCTGTTAGTCGGAGTTAATGAGATAGTGCCATTCGTGGCAGAAAGAGTCCCTGTTGACCCTGTTAAGGTTCTCCCGACTATCGGAATAGTCGAAACAGAATTAGTCACCGACACGGCGGTTGATGACAGAGAGACGCTCGGCGTGTTGTCAATCGTAACTTTGGTGGTGCTTAGTGACGCCGTAACTACGGTGGATGTTAAAGAAACATTCACTGGATTTCCAACAGCATTCGTTATGGTCGAGGCCGTTGATGAAATCGTGACAGTTCCGACGGTCATATTTACCAAAAGATAGCCGTTTGCATCGGCTAAAACAGGCCATGCGTCTGCGGCATCGGAGGATATGCGTTTAGCATAAAGGACAGCCCCTTCCATGTCTTTCGATTCTAAAACTCGTCTAGGATCTTTAGCTTCTGACATTAGCTGTATGACCTCGCTGGGTTACCCGCGCCGCCGTATTTGGATTTTAGCCAGTAATCATCAATGACTTCCTGATGGGTGCCTGTCTGTGAATCCTCGGCCATTGCTTTTGGAAGAGTAATCTTTTCGTACTTCTCAAGAAAAGCTTTGGCTGCGACCTTGTCATTTAAAATCATAAGAGCGATATCAGAACACAATTTATCTATAAATGCGTCAACGGCTTTCTGTCGCCAAAGCCCCATGTCTGCATGGTCGCGTGTCGCAAGCGTTCCAAGAGTGGCTGTATTTGAAATAATATAATCCCCTTCCTCACGCCAAATTGCTTCAAGGTCGCTCATTTCCCATATTCGCAAGATATCTGATGGCCGAGTGTAAACGTATGATTCTTCATCATGCAGCCATTGGAGGGTCGTCGTGGCGACTGTCACAAGCGTTGTTCTTGTAAGCGAAAAATTCCACCGGCACTCCGTAAGAAAGCTCTTTCTGGATATCTCGAAAACGTCGTTTAAAGCCCTGGCATTTGGCGTGTCTTGAGTGAGACCTGTAATCGGTGAGGCACCGCATAGAACAAGTGCTTTATTGCAAATTGAGACAGTGGTGTAGGTTGCCATGGAAACTCCTAAAAAAAGATAGACGGAGAGCGTTTTTTAAACGCCCCCCGCCGATCTTTATTTGTTACGTGTACCGCACGATGGACTTGACGGTTCCAGTAGTCATTGTCGAGATCCAGTTGTTCAGCTTGACCGAGACGGTGACTTGCGTCCCTGTCGTAACGAACTGATACCCACTGAATGCCCCTAAAAACGCTACCGAAACGCCTGTCGTTGTCGGACCCGCATAGCCACCACCACCCGGAAGACTGATGCTCGACCGAGTCAGGTTATGGGTAAACGTATGCGGAGTCAAGAATGTATCCACATTCGCATCGGTTGAAAATCCAATCGACACCGTCCCGCTAGTATGCGAGCCAGTAGTTAGAATCTCAACATCGATGCCAGTGATCTTCTTGTTGACCGGCAATACGGCGATATCAATCGTGGTATTGGTATTCGTGAATGCGATTGTATAAGAATCGATCCACACCTTCTCCACGGTTTTGATATAACCGTCGGCGATAATGTTATCGCCAGATCCACCTGCGTTGTACTTTGCTACATTGGCTGCTTCTGCCATTTCAACTACTCCTCTCCCCTATAGGGATTATTCACTCGTTAACTGAACTTCAACTACACGGGCTTCTTCCAACCGGACAGCGCCGATATTCAGCTCGTAGTAAACCTGCCACGAATACGACAAGTCAGTACGTTCATCGGTGCGTACAAGCGGTTCGGCACCCATTGCGAATGCAATACCATAACGTTGCATTGCAAAGCAGCTCGTCACCGTTCCGGAGGACGAGAGGTTGTTCGAGACGATCCACTTGAAGCCCATCCAGGTATCAATATCCCCACGGACAAGCGCTTTGACAGCCGCATAGTCCGAAGAAGTCGCCTGGGTGGTATTCAAGAGTGCGTCCAGACCTTGAGGAGTAATGACGAAGAAACGATCTTCTTCTTCGACATCCTCTAAGTCCAGAACCCTCTTGACTGCCCTAACGCGAGCGAACGTCAACGTTGCCGCCGTGCCTTGTGTCGAACTTCCGGGTGTTGGATTGACGTGTGCCGCGATGGAGGTAGTTCCGAGCGTGATGGTGGTAGATCCGGTTTCGCCTGTATTCGCCGTCGCTAGGATCTGATTGGCGATGACAGTATCGATCTGTCTGCCAAGAGACTGCGCGGCCGCGATGGTATAAGCGGAACGTGGATCTGAGAGCATACGAAGTTCATCACCACGGTCGAGCATACGATTGTCGTGGTAATCAACCATTGTCCCCCTTCTGCGACCCAGGTTTGGATCGTTGTTGGGGGTTTGGACGTTTCGTCCACCCTTCGTGGACATTGCCCATTTGCCAATCTGGTCTTGAAAAAAGACCTTTGCCTTGACATTTGGTTTAATGTACACGATTGGCATAAGCTTCGCGTATTTCTGCTGTGCCAACTGCATAATATTCGCGCCATACGCCTGGGCATAAACTAGTGATTGGGTATCCGCCATTTTAAGACCCCTCCTCGTTTTATGAGTTTAACCAAGCTTTGGATTTGATTGTCCTCTCAAGGAGGGTCGCCTCTTTTAGCGAACCTTGCCAGGCTATTTCAAGTTATCTGGCCGATCACTTCAAACCTTCGGGGGCTTTTAAGCTTATCCTCTGGGTCTTCTTGCTACTCCAATTAAATTATTTACAAAATCAATCGCCCTGTCTCTTTCAGCCCGAGAAGCTTTCTCGTTGTTGTACGGATGATTCATATCCCGACGGATAGAATCTATCTCGGCTTGCGCTTCGTCAGGTGTTAATGAATGCCTTTGATACTTAAATTCACCGATCTTATTCTCGGCGAACTGATCTCCGATCATCGCTAAAAACTTTATACCACGCGGGTCTTGCGAAAGAGTCGCGGTAATAAAATCATTCGTTTCTTGGTTTTCGGAGAACTTATTGATTACCATCTGCCCCAATTCTACTTTCGACTGGTAGGCATCACCCCACTCACCTTTCATTTGGTTGATGAGACCAGTTATCTTGTCCTGTTGGTCTTTCATGGCTTTTGCATAAGCTTGTTTGGTCATTTCGGTATAAGCGCCCCACAAGCCTTTCGCAGCGTCAGGTGTAAGCTTCTGTTGATGGACAATCTCAGAGAACTTCGCTTTATCAAAAGCGAGTCCCTTCATTGATTCCGGGATCTCCACGTCCGGGAGTCCGTAACCCTC